TTGTAAGCGACATTCAAATCCTTAAATGATTTCATTTTTTTGCCTGTTAATTTATAAAACAAATTTCGGCAGCAAGCGTGCTTGGCTATTCCATAGAATGACGCAATCAGTTCTCGCCGTCTCTTTCTTGACTTGACTTTGTGTAGTTTCCTTGCATTTTCCTTCTTGACGCGCTTGCGCAGTAGTGAGTATGAACCGTTATATGTCACATACCCCAAGAAGTCGATTCCTTGCGCTGAAGGGAACACCCTTTCGTTTTTCTTGATTTCAAGGTCAATTTTTTCGACTTGCTCATGTACAATGCCGTGTGCCAGCCAATTCTCTTGCTTGTTGCCACAGAGCACTCTGCCGTCATCACAATAACGGTAGAAATGGCGGATGCCATATTTGTCCTTCAGATAATGGTCGAGGAACACGGACAACAAGAGGTTGCCAGAAGCCTGTGAGCTTCGCAACCCGAAGCTGATGCCCTCTGGTAGTAGATGAAGGAAATGATCCAGGAGTGACAGCAGGGTCTTGTCTTTGAATACTCTGCGGTAGCACCACATGACAAACTTAGGCTTAGTATTGTCATAGAAATGCTTGATGTCGAACTCGTAGCAGTAGCGTGTGCCTTCGGGATCACGTTCCATGTCCAATTGCATGCATTTGCGGAGATCATGTGTGCCTCGCTTCTTTATACTTGCTCCAGTTGTCCTGATGAAACGCTTGTGCAGATGTTGGTCCACCACGTTCATCACTGCATACACTGCGATACGGTCGTACATGGAGATAATCTGCAGGTGACGGACTTTGCCGTATTCACAGATGGTGCGCTCGTGGTAGCCACCGAGGCGGAAAGACCCGTCGGCAAGTTTTGCAGTCTGTTCTGCAATCACCTCCTCGCGGTGTGCGAGCAGATAGCGTCCTTGACGGCATCTCTTTCGCTTTTTCCCACGCAGTACACGGTCAAACGCCTCCGAAATATTGCCGTAGGACGTTATCTCTTGCATGATATAGCCTTCTCTGAGCATTGTCTTTTTTGTTTTATGGAAGATAAGGGCCTTCCTTTCCCCGGGCCAAACTTCTTCGAATCGTTACCGACCTACCAAACTCTATTGCCCGACACTTGATGTTTCAGCTTTCCACCTTGACATAGATGCTTTTGCTGTGGCTCGCTTCCCTCGGCTCCACATTAGGGACACGTCCCCGTCGTTGTACGCCGATTAGTTAGATTTCCAGGCGCGAGCCGACATTCGCATTCGCATTCGAGGCATCGTTATTCGCATTCGCATTCGAGACACCGCCATTCGCGTTCGCATTGTTGTACCCGCGATAGACCACACGGCCTATGGGAAACTCTACCAGTTTGCAAAGTTACTCATTCTCTGTGCAAAAGATGAATGAATATTACACAATGAGCCAAAATAACATTGCGATGAAGCCACCGAGCACTGTGCAAGCCCAGTCAATCCAGTCCCAAGGACAGCCGTGAAGTTTGTCTTTGAGTTCGAGACATGAGGCTGCGACGATGGCAGAATAGATGGCTGCCCATGGCGACAAGGCGCACAGACCGACCAGCAAACCGCCGATAAGATGCTTGTAGCGGTTGCTTTTCTTTAGAAATGAGAAAATTTTGTTCATAACTTGTTGTGTTTTGAAAATTTGTTATTACCTTTGTGGCGTGGGAGCGACATACTGAAAACCACTGAAAGCAGCGTGCGACGTTGCAGAACCTGAGGCCAACGGATTATTCCATTGGTCTCTTGTATTTTCTGAGCTTGCCATTGACATACCAGAAAATGTAGTCATGGTGATATTGTTCACTATCCCAAATAGCTTTGTTCCTATCTTGGATTTGCCTTTCCGTAATTGGCTTTCTAAAGCAATGGTCTGTTAGACAAACGCAAGCGTGTTGTGCATCAGATGCATGGTTTGCATTACGACAACAATTCATTACTTTCTCAGGTGATTTCACATCAATATATCCAAGCTCACCTACTTTCAAATCTGGGTTTGCTTTACTGTCATTTGGAAGCATATCATAAACCTTTCTTCTTCCACTTGTTGCGGTGAATTGTATTTCTGGATTTATCAAGCAATCACCATATTCATTGGCAAAAGCCATGGCCACATCTAAAACTCGCTTATAGTCTTCTGCTGTAGAGCAAGCCAAATCGTGTTGTAACACCTTTCCTTTGATACCCATGTATTTGGTGAAGTATTGTTCATCCAAAGGCTTTGCAAGTATCACATCACGGTCTTCAACAGACAGATTTGTTTTTCCTGAATCTGTGTACGCATTGGCGCATTTATGTACCAATCGACAAGCAGCACAAAGTTCGTTGTCTGCAACAGGCTTTCTGTCAAGATCCAACTTACCTCTTGCAATATCACAATCACGACACCGCTTGATGGTATAAGGGTTATAATCAGGAGTTGTCTTTTGCTCCTTGCCTGGATTAAAATGGAAGATGCCCTTTGTGTCACGTTGCAGAGCCTCCTCACCCAGTGTCATCGCTTCGTCGTGGGGTGTGGCAGGATATTTGGACTTGCGCACCTGCACTACAGTGCAACGGCAGTTCCATCCATTGGGTGGATAGTATTCCTCCCAGAACGGATCTGACGGCGGAAGCGTTACGCCATTTAGCGCAGCATGTTCCGGACGCACCTTGCCATCGTTTGCCGTGCGGTACTGGAGGTTGTAGCGGTCGCCGTCCTCCGAGAACCGTTCCCACTTGGCAGCCATCTCCGCAGACGACTGCACGAAGTTGTACTCCGCACGGAGGTAGTTGGAGTTGTAGGTGTTGTCTATCTTCCGAACATCATTCAAAAAGGCTTCGAACGTCTTTCTGTTGCCGTTAGAATCCAGCAAGGACGGGAACGCCTCGTTGAGTTCGTGGAACGTCTTCATGCCTGAGAAGATATAGTTGGAGCGTGTAAGCCGCTTGCGCATGGTGTCAGACATCTCCAAGCGTTGTATATTTCTGTTGAGCACATCAGTATGAGCCTCTATCAGATTTTGAACTTTGCTATCTGCCATGATGTCAATTGAGAAAGAACCACCCTTTTGGTTGAATACAACTTTCATCGCATCCTTGAAGCTCTTGCTAACCTCTTCACTCGGAAGACACACATTCTTTCCAGAGCCGTAGTCAAGTAATTGCTTGGCAATAGCTGTTTTTGTTTGTTTCATGTGTGAGAGCAAAAGTATATCCTCAGAGAAAACCTTTCCGCTTAGTATTGCTGAGTTCAATTCCGCTTCGAACTCGGCACGATTGGTAAGGGAATACTCGGACAGTTGCTTTTTGACAAGTTTCTTATCTACGTTGTCCAAGCTCCATTCGTGTTCCACCGATCGAAAAAAATCGGGATCATTACAAAAGTCGATATAATGCCCCAATTCGTGCAAGATGGTGTTTCTTTGGGCATGCCATCCCCCACGGTCTGCATCATCAGTATCCTTTACCCATGTTTTATAAGCACGTTTGTTCACTTTGATAACATTGGTGTCTCCTTCGCATATAGCAGCGTGGAAATCTGCACGAGTTAGACCAAAAAAGCGTTTTCTTCCTCCTAAATCCGCCTCACGCAACTCGGGTAGTTCTGTTACAATCCCACTTCTTAACACAATCCTTGCAGCCTCTTCTGCATCTTCTCTTGCATACTTATTACTGATGACACTTGCCCACTTTTTAGCAATAGCCTCAATTTCTTCTTCCTTTTTGCTGAGACATAAGGAAGAAAGACTGGTATCATTGCCTATTATTTCGGCATAGCGTTGGTGCAGCCCCAGGTAATCGCTGGGGCTTAATCGAAAAAAGAGCCGTGTGCGTTTTGCTGTTGCTTTTTCTTCTTATCGTCATCGTCTTGTGGCTCATTGTTGCCCTTGTCGCCATCATCGTCACTGCCACTGGGTAGCATGGGTGTAGCGTTGCGTCGTTCGCCTACAGGCATACTGTATTTCTCCGCAAAATATGTCGGGTCCACCTCGTAGCGGTCGGCAATCATCGTTTCGTATGCCACCTGCTGCTCCGGGGTATAGTCCACCGCATCGTCCCATTTAAAGCGCAGCCCCTTTATCGGAAAACCATGCTTCAGCATGCGTGGGATAAGCTGGTTGTTCACGATGTCGCGCAGCATGGTGCAGTCGCTCTCCACCAGGTTCTCGAACACCTCCAGGTGTGTTTCTGATTGTGAGAGGCTGCTGCCGTCCTCAATGGTCATTGTCTGTCCGATGATGAGCTTTGAAAGTTCCGAGTTGGCACGGTCGATGCGCTTGTCATAGACGTTGAAGGCATCGCCCTTGCCACTCTCCACGAACTCAATCTCCGTGTCCTGCCCAGCCACCATGTATTGGCTTGCTCCGGCACCCTTGAGCATCTGTTCAAGTCGTCCCATCTCCTTGGGGTCGCGTGAGGTGGTGCGTGCAATACGCATCGGCATACCGAAAATCTCGCCGAAGGAATCCCAGAATGCCAACATGTTTTTCTTTGGAATGGTCTGCGTGGCAGCCTTCAGATACAGTCCGAGATCGTCAGGTCGTCCGGCTTCAATGAGCCAATCTGTGAAAGGTGCGGAGCGGTAGTCTATGCCTGTAGTCCAGTCCTGCCCGAGCTGTTGAATCACACGGCCGTATTCCGGAATGACATGCTTTCGGGGAATGAGTTTCACGTCCGTATAGCACACGCAGCCGTCGCCATCGGTGGTGAGGTCGCCAAGTTCGATGAGCGAGTGTCCCCAAAGATTGGCGGCAAGCGCATATTCGAGCATTTGCTTGAACCAAGCCTGGTCGAAATAGTGGTGTGCCTCCTCGTTCTCATTACCCTTTGCATCGACCAGTTTGAAGGACTTCGCCATGACGAATCCTACACGCTGGCGAACACAGCCCGATAGGTGAAGGTCAATATCCACATCGCGGTATATGTCGTAGAGACGTTGGCGGTTCGGGCTGTCCACATTTATAGCCATCTGCCAGGCGTTGCGCCAGTCGGCAATGTCCCTGCGTGTAAGCGCATCGGTGGTGCGTTGCAGTTCGATGACCATCTTCTTCATGCGCTTGCGGTCAGACGACTTCGCAAGGTTGAAGTCTCCATTTGGCGTGTGCAGTATATTTTGACTGCCACCTCCGAACATACCGCTGAAAAAGTTCTTTATATCCATAGCGTTACCAGTTATGTCGTAATTGTTTCTGTGAACCGAATATGAGCAGGTCGCCAGTCGGTGTGCCGTCCTCGTCGGTGGCGAGCGGCAGGTCGGGTATGATTTTTCCGGCTTGCACGCCTTCCAGCCACTTTATGGCACGCTCGTAGCGCTCCTTGCGTATTTCGCTGCCCATCTTTTGGGGCATAGCGGCAATCATGTGATAGAGCGCAATGTCGGCGGCATACATTACCACCAGACGGTTGCGGTTTTCGCCTTCAGCCGAGAACACCGCTTCCGTGTCGTATTTTGGTCTGAGGTAGCCGGCAATCTCCTCGCAAGCCTCCAGTTCCGCATTGTCGCGTATCTCCTGCGATGCCTGCGACACGACCTTCAGCGCATTTTCGCCTATGACCACTCTGTAGTCCTCTTCCGTGATAAACATAATCAGCCTCCTTCCTAATGCGTCACATAAATGGCACGACGCTCAATGTCAGCCACCTTCACACCCTTGCGGAAGCGACGCTTTGCCACCAATTCACGGATGGTGCGTTTCGGCACGACCTTCAGCGAACCGTTCATGTAAATCACATAATATTTCATGCCAAGCAGCTTTGAGAGCTTGTTGGCTTTCTTGATGGCACGCTTGCACTGCCATCCCCAGATAATGTCCTTTATTACTTGTATCATTGTTACCAAATGTTTTTGGCGGTCGGTCTTTTGCCGAACACCGGTTTGAAACTTTCCTGTCTTGTATTGCGCTGGAGTATCCATATAGCGCCTTCATCAGCGTCAGGCGCATCGTCATGCACACGGCTGCCACGTTCCAACGCCAACGTCTGTTCTATGCCAACCTGCATATCGGGGTCTTCCTTCTTGCGCTCGTTGTACCAGACAAAGCCACGTTCCCAAAGAGGACTGACCGCCTCGATACGCTGGATTTTGTCTGGCTTCTTTCGCTTGTCGGGCATGATGGGCAGTTGGTAGCCACGCAGCTCACCTTCCACGGCAAACTCGTCCAAAATCACATCCTGCATGAAGTTCGCTTCCATGAAGAACTGAATAGCCACCGTGTCGCGTGTACGCTCGTAAAGGTCGTATAACCATCGAACCATCTCGCTGACTGTCGCCTGACGCACGAAACTGTCTATGAGATGCAGTTCCGAGCCAATCTTTCCCCAAACGCGGGATGCCTTGTAGTCGTTGGAGGTTGTCGATTTGAACGACGGGTCGGTATAGCACACAATCATGTCGTACTTTTCGAGCTTTGGCAAACGCTTGTATCGAATCCAATCCGCACGGAAGATAGTACCGTCCACGATAGGGTTGTGCATCATCTCCTTCTCCCAGGCACGATAGCCCACGAAGTCGCGGTAAGCCTGTGCCTCCTCTTTGGTCCATTTCTCCTTCCATACAGGTTCTCCGTTACGATCGACCGCTACGATTTTAGAAAGGAACACTCCCTTTGTACGTGAGAGATTGTAGAGCACAGAGTTCTTGCTGATGAGGTTGCCCACCATAATGAAGCGTCCACGGCCCACATCAAGCGCACCAAAGAGAGCCTCCTTCACCCAGTCGGTGAGGTCATGTACGAGTTTGTCGTTCTTGCAAAGCTGATCGTCGTCAAGGTCATCGATGACGATGTAGTCAGGACGGGATTCACGGTCACGCAGACCACGAGGCGACTGTCCACGACCGCAGGCAAGGAACTTCACACCGCTCTTTGTCTTGAACTCACCCTCCTGCCATCCGCCGTCGTTCTTCTGCTGTCCGAAGTCGGCAATGAGACGCTGGTTGTATTCCAGTTCCGCTTGAATATCTCCAAGCAGTCGGTCTGCATTGCCCTCCGACTTTCCCACGACCACCATAAAGTTGATAAGCCGCTTCGGTTGGAACATCAACCAGAGCGGCGTGAATACATCAAGGTGGGTCGATTTGGCGTGACCGCGCGGCCACATGAATACAGCCTTCAAGTCGGGCGTGTTTCGGACCTTGCGTGCAGCTTCGTTGTGGAACGGAGCGTTGTGAATGGTGCGTATGACCTCGCCGGTCGTCTTGTCGCGCAACTGGAGGAAATGTGGAAAGTAATACTCGCAGAACGCTGCATAGTTACCCAGCAGACGCTTGATGCGCATATCCCTCTCCACGGGCGTTTCACTTTTCAGAAGCGACGTGTCCGTAATGGACTGCACCTGCCGGCACCGCTCTTTCCATTCCTCGTATGCCTTTTTCTTTTCCGTTGCTGTTGCCATAGGCTGCCCTCCGTTACTTTATGCCCATCTGCTCGGTGATGTACAAGTCCTGGTACTTGTTGATGACACGCATCAGTTCGGGAGTAACTTCTGGGTCCGTCTGCGAACGGAACTCCAGCCACTTGGAGAACGCCATGAACACCTCGATGGCATCCACCACATTAGCCTTCTTGTCGAGTTTCTCAATGACCGACGAGAGTTTAGCCAGCTTGTCGCCAAGTCCTGCAATGAGTGCAGGGTCGTCAGAACCATTCACTTGTGTAATGAGTGTGTCGATGGTGAGCAACAGTTTGTTCACCAGTTCAGGGCGTGTGATGTTCTTGGCGGCACGAGCCTCTTTCCACCCCTCGGCTGAGCACCATTTGGATATGGTGACGCGCGACACGTCCACCTTCTCCGCAATCTCCTGCTGCTCCATGCCCGAAAGATAGAGCGTGCGTGCCAGCGATTTCTTTTTTTCAATATCTGCCTTTGTCATGTTGATAAGGTTTTTGTTCACATCAGGGCATACCACGCCCCGATTCCTTATGCAAAAGTGCCACGATTTCGGTGGCTCTCCAAAAAAGTGTGCAATGGTTTCATAGAAGTGTGCAACCATTGCACACTTTTTTGGCGGACAGACAATTACCTCGTAATATTGCACTGCGAATCGGGCAATGCAGCCCAGAAAACTACAATGATATGAGTAAAGGAAAACGCGTAAGAATAACCAACGACAGCCTGAACAGCTACGGCACAAGAGTGCTGACAGCTGGCATGAACGTGGAGCAGTATCAGCGCAACCCCGTCCTGCTGTATATGCACGAGCGTGGTAATGTGATAGGTTATGTGAAAGACCTGAAGGTGGAGGATGGTGAGGTGACCGGCGAACTGATGTTTGATGAAGCATCTGAACTATCCACACGCTGTAAGAAGCAGTATGAGTTCGGCAGTCTGAAGATGGTGAGCGCAGGGCTTGACATTCTGGAGACAAGTGAGGACCCCGAATTGCTTGTGCAGGGGCAGACCAGTCCTACCGTCACCAAGAGCAAACTGTTTGAGGTTAGCTTGGTGGACATTGGAGCCAATGATGATGCCATCGTGCTGCAGAAGGACGGCAAGAAGATTACTCTCGGCAAGGACAGCGAGTGTCCCTTGCCAATGTTGAACAATAATAATCAAAAACAAATGGAACAGAAACAGTATGCCCTGCAGTTGGGCTTGCCGGAAACGGCGACTGATGCGGAGATCACCGCCAAGCTCAACGAGCTGAATGCCGCTAAGCAAGAGAACGAGAGACTCCAGAAGGAGAAGGAGACCCTCACGCTTGCCAGTATCACGGCCGCCGTGGAAAAAGCGGTAGGAGAGAAGCGTATCACCCCTGACAAGAAGGATGAGTTTATCAACCTTGGCAAGGAGGTCGGCCAGGAGAAGTTGGAGCGCATCATCTCTGCCATGTCGCCACAGATGAAGCTCAGTGCCGTTATCGGCCACCAGGGTGGAGCTTCAACCCAGCAGCCTGCCACATACAAGAAACTGAGCGATGTGCCGTCTGCCGAACTCCTTACACTCCGCAAAGAGCAGCCCGAGGAGTATAAGCGACTCTACAAGGAGGAGTACGGCATGGAGTGTGAACTTTAGTACAAACCAATAATACAAAAAGAATGAAAACAATTTTGACCATGATTACGGCTTTGCTGTTCAATGCGTTTACAGGAGCCGTGTTCGGTATGACTTTGGGCGTGTCGCCCGTGGCAGGTGCCGTCGGTGCCAATGCCATCGCACTTGCCGTGAGCGGTGCCATGCCGGTGGGAGTGGCACGCGAGGGCGTGTTGAAGGAAATCTGGACGGGTGAGATGGTGAAGGCTCTGCGCGAGTTCCTTGCCGGCACTTGGCTTGACGGTATTCCCGACAACTCAAGCATCGTTGACAATGACGTTATCCACTTGGTGGAGGTAGGAGTTGACCCCGATGTGCTTATAGACAACACCACCTACCCAATCCCCTTGCAGGCATTGGACGACAAGGACATCGCCATTAAGCTCGCCAAGTTCCAGACCAAGGTGACTCCAATCACCGACGATGAGTTGTACGCCATCAGCTACGACAAGATTGCACGAGTGAAGGAGAGCCATTCAAATGCCATCAACGATGCCAAGTTCGCCAAGGCAGCACACGCGCTCTGCGCACAGAAGAACACCGCCAAGACCCCGGTACTGACCACTACCGGCGAGCGTGACGCAACCACCGGCCGTATCAAGATGACCGCCAAGGACGTGCTTGCGATGAAGGCTGCCCTCGACAAGTTGGGTGTTCCGACCACGAACCGTCGCCTTGTATTGTGTACCGACCACGTGAACGACCTCTTGGAGACCGACCAGCGTTTCAAGGAGCAGTACAACATCGACCGCAACACCGGCAAGGTGGGCAAGCTCTACGGCTTCGACATCTACGAGTATGCCAACACCCCGTACTTCTCAGCCAAAGGCGAGAAAAAGGCAGTCGGCGACAAGGGAGAAACTGCTGGTGACTTCCACTGCTCATTCGCATTCTACACACAGCGTGTGTTCAAGGCTACCGGCTCCACCAAGATGTACTGGAGCCCAGCCGAGAACGACCCTGAGTACCAGCGCAACAAGGTGAATTTCCGCCACTACTTCATCTGCATGTTCAAGAAGGCAGACGCAGGTGTCGTAATGACCAGCGGATATAAAGCTGAAGCGTAATGGCGAGAATGAAGTATTTGGTCCTGCACTGCACAGCCACGCCGGAAGGCCGTGAGGTAACCTCCAAGGAGATACGCCACTGGCACACTGACCCAGTAAGCAAGGGTGGGCGTGGCTGGAAGCAGGTAGGCTATACCGACCTGATACACTTGGACGGCAAGGTGGAACGCCTTGTCGATAACAACGAAGATGCGGAGGTCGATCCGTGGGAAGTGACCAACGGTGCCAAGGGCTACAACAGTGTGAGCCGTCATGTGGTGTATGCCGGTGGCTGCACCAAGGATATGAAGCATCCCAAGGACACGCGCACCCCTGCGCAGCTGAAGGCGATGACCGACTATGTGCGGAACTTCCATCAGCGTTTTCCGCAGATCAAGATTGTAGGTCATTGCGACCTTCCGGGCGTGAATAAAGCCTGCCCAGCCTTCGATGTAGCCAAGTGGCTCAAGTCAATAGGAATATACCAACAGTAAAAATATGGATGGCATGAATATCAGCGAAGTCCTGAACGTCCTCCTTGGCGGAGGTCTGGTGGCTACCATTGTTGCAATATGCACGCTGCGGGCTACCATAAGGAAAGCGAAAGCGGAATCGATGAAGGCAGAAGCCGATGCCGAGACGGTGCGTATGGACAACGCCGAGCATGCCACCCGTATCTTGGTAGAGAACATCGTGAAACCATTGAAGGAAGAACTCAATGAGACAAGAAGATACCTCGAAGCCTCGAAGCGCGAGATGGCGCGTCTTAGGAAGGCTATCGACACTGCGAACAGTTGCAAGCATCATGATGACTGCCCTGTTCTTGTCGGGCTGCGCGACAAGCCGAAAAGCGAGCGTGGCAACGGAGGAAAGCGTGAAACAAGTATCCGCGGACACCCTCCAGAGCGAGGTTTGTCAAACATGGACGGAGACAGTACCGCAGGAGGAAGCCAAGCTGGAGATACCTCTGGCGGAACTGACTAACCTGCCTGAAAAGGCAGAGTACCGCGCCAAGAACGGACGGGCCAGCGCAACCGTGCAGAACAAAGGTGGCACCATCGTTGTGTATGCCACTTGCGACAGTCTGCAACGCCAGTGCGAGTACTATGAACGCCAGATGGCGAGCTACAAGAAAGCATTGGAGCAACAGAAGAATGAAGCCAGAACGGAAAAAGAACGCAGTTCAAATCCGTGGAAGATGCTTCTCATCGCCTTTATTGTCGGAGTGGCGACCGGCACAGTATTAACAATCATAACAAGAAAGATATGGCAAAAAGTGTTTTAGACGGAACTGACCTTATCCTTTCCATGGGTACCAATGCCCTCGGCTTTTCCACCGGTTGTAAGGTGTCCACATCAGCGGAGACCGGTGAGCGTGTGACTAAAGAGGCATCTGGCGGCAAGTGGAAGGAGTCTTACATCAAGAGTTTCTCCGAGCAGATTACCGCCGATGGTGTTGTGCTTACAGACGGCACGGATGAGGTGCCATCGTATGACCAGTTGAAGGACGCAATGCTTAAGGGTGAGCCTGTGGAGGCAGCGTACAATCTGCGTGAAGGAGACAAGCGCACTGGTAAAGCCACTGGCGGATATAAAGGCAAGTATCTGATTACATCTCTTGACCTTGACGCACAGGCCGGTGACGATGCCAAGTATTCAATCACGCTTCAGAACAGCGGCAAGGTGGAAAAAGTGGGTACGGGTATCACAGACACCACTCAGCAGACTGAATAATAACAACATCGTGTATGAAAAAGACAAAAATCAAGGTTGGCGACAAGGAGTTCCCTTGCCGTGTGACCATGGGCGCAATGGTGCGCTTCAAGAATGAGAGCGGTAAGGACGTGAGCAAGCTGGAGAAAACCAATATCTCCGAGCTGGTACTGTTTGTTTACTGCTGCGTGAAAAGTGCGTGCAATGCAGACAAGGTGGAGTTTGGCTACGACTTCCAGAGTTTTGCTGACCTTATGGAGCCCGACGCAGCGAACTCCTTCTACGAGGATATGGGCGGTGAAGAAAAAAAAACGACCAACCAGGCGGAAAAGAAGTAAGCGTCGAGGAACTGTTGGGTATGGCATTGGGGTGCATCGGGATGAGCAGAGAAGACTTTGAACGATGTACCCCTTTTGAGTTTTACAAGGCATGGGAGCGATGGGCGGAAGCCAAGCGCGATGCGGAGCGCAACGAGTGGGAACGCACAAGAGTGTTGGCGCTCTTTGCCATCCAACCCTATGCAAAAAGCAATCTTCAAGCGCATGACGTTCTACCGTTCCCTTGGGATGAAAAGCAGGAAGAAAAGCGTGAGGAGGTGAGCAAGGACGAGTTCAATGCACGCTTTGAGGCAGCCAAGAAACGTTACGGACTGAAATAAGAAAAGACAATGGCAAAAGCAGTAGAATTTAGAATAAACATCAAGAGCGAGGACGGCGGTGTTCTGAAACGTCTGACAGTGGAAGCCGACGGTCTTGACGACATACTCTCCGAGGTGGGAAATACCGCTGTGGCCACTGGCAACAGACTGCGCGAGATGGCAGACAAGAGCCTCGTGTTCGATACAGCCGTCCGCTCGATCCGCGACCTCAGTGACATGGTGGGCGGACTTGCCGAGCCTTTCGACAGTTTTGAGACCGCCATGCGCAGTGCCAACACCATGGCAGGAAAGAGTGGGGACGAGTTTGAAGCACTGACTGGGCAGATAACGGAACTGAGCAAGAACATACCGCTTGCGCGTGAGGAACTTGCCAACGGCTTATACCAGGTTATATCCAATGGCGTGCCCGAGGATAACTGGATAGAGTTCCTCAACAAATCAAGCCGTAGTGCGGTTGGTGGTATTGCGGACTTGGGAGAGACGGTGACCGTTACTTCCACGCTCATCAAGAACTATGGTCTGGAATGGGATCAGGCAGGGAACATCCAAGACAAGATACAGATGACAGCCAAGAACGGTGTGACCAGCTTTGAGCAGTTGGCGCAGGCACTGCCTCGTGTGAGTGGTAGTGCGTCGCAGCTTGGTGTCTCCATGGACGAGCTGATGGCTGTGTTCGCCACTACAACGGGTGTGACGGGTAACACGGCGGAAGTATCCACTCAGTTGGCTGCCGTGCTCAACTCACTCATCAAGCCATCTGCGGAAGCTACGAAAGCAGCCAACGAGATGGGCATCGGCTTTAATGCTGCCAGTATTCAGGCTGCTGGTAGTTTAGAGAACTTCCTGCTCGGTTTGGATGCAAGCATACAGGAGTATTCGGCAAAGACCGGACAGTTGAGCCAAACCATTTACGGACAGTTGTTCGGCAGTGCTGAAGCAATGCGACTGCTTGGTTCGCTGACGGGCGAACAAAAGGAAAAGTTTTCGCAGAACATTGGAGCGATGGCAGACTCCGCAGGAGAGATAGACGCAGCCTTCGACAATATGGCATCGACGGGAGAGAGCCTACGTCAGACGCTCGCTAACCAAATGCACGCCATGATGGATTGGGCAGGCTCAATAGCCAGCACCTCCGCACCTTATGTGGAATGGATAGCAAACAGCGGCATCGCCCTCATGAGTATGGTGCAGCTCAGCGGTGGCATCAAAACTGTGGTGGCAGGACTGAAAGCTGTGAAGGTGGCCACGCTTGCGCAAGCTGCTGCAGCAAAGGTGGTGGCTGTTGCATCCAACATTTGGAAAGTGGCACAGATAGCCCTGAACTTTGTACTCAGTGCCAACCCCATCGGCATTGTCGTGATGGCTATAGCGGCACTTGTGGGTGCATTGATAGCGGCGTACAATAACTGTGAGACCTTTCGCAATATCTGTGATGCTGTATGGGCAGCGGTGAAGAAAATTGCATCAGCCGTATGGGACTTTCTTGTCAAGGCATTCGAAAAAGCGAGTGCCGTAATAAAGAAGGCATGGGAATGGGTGAAGAAGTTCTTCGGCATAAAGGACGAGACCACAGCAAGGCAGACGGCGGATTTGGAGAAAAACACAAAGGCCACGCAAGCGAACACCAAGGCAAAGACTGCGAACGCCCAGACCGCCTTGAAGAACAATAAGAAACAGAACGCCCCCTCAACAGACAGCGGAAACGGCAGTGGTAAATCGGGTAACCAGGACAAATACAGCGGAAAGAAGCTTATCGCCAATGCCACGAGTTACAAGGAACTTGGCAACAACATCCAGTACTACCAGAACAAACTGGAAACTGCCAACGGGACGGATACCAAGACCATTGCGCTTTATGCAAAGAAAATCGCAGCCTTGCAAAAGCAGCAGGATGCGATAACGCAGTTGCAGGATGCGGCAAGCCGTCCCACAGAACTGAACACTTTGAAGGACATCGATGCAGAAATCACCTACCAACAGGGATTGAGGGAGAATGCCTCTGCCGAGGAACTTGCAGTAATCGATGCTGAAATACAGCGTTTGAATGACCTTAAAACGGCGTTTGAACGCAGTTCGCATGTTGATGTCGGTTTAGATAAGATACAGACATACCGCCAGCTTGAAAAAGAGCTGCAGTATTATACAGACTTGTTGAAAACCGCTACAGAGACAGAGCGCATCGAGATACAGAAACAGATAAATGCCCTTAACGACCTGAAGAAGAAATGGGATGATACTCTTGATGAACTGAAGAAACCGGAGGACATCTCCCGACTGAACACCATCCGTTCGCTGGATGATGCCATCAGCTACTACCAGACCAAGCAGAAGAACGCCAGCGCATCGGAGATTGACGACATACAGCGCACGGTGATGGAGCTGGAGAAGAAACGTGATGCCATGAAGCAGCTCACGCGCATTCCCGAAATGGAGGAAGAAGTGGCGAAGCTCGACAGTATGGAGGGCAAGACGCTGACCCTCGAACTGAAAACCATTGGGCTTGATGGTGTAAAGAAACGCATCAAGGAACTCCAGGATATGTTGGCTGACACGAAAAGTCCTATGGACGAGTCGCAGCGAGCCTCCATACAGAAGCTCATCGGCAGTTACGAGGATTACGAGAAGCGCATCCGCAAAAGCAATGTCACGTTAGGTAAGTCGTGGAGCACGGTCAAGGGTGTGGGCAATGGTGTCACCTCGCTCACCGATGCGCTGCAAGGCAACCGTGACGCATGGTCCACGATTACTGGCGTTGTCGATGCTGCCATTCAGATATATGAGGGCATCAACGGCATCATCTCAATTATTCAGACCTTGACCGCCGTAACTGGTGTCTCCAACACTGTGACCGCTGCAAGTGGTGTGGCAGCGACCACAGCTGCTACGGCAAAAGTAGCGGCAGCCCCTGAAGAGGTGGCGGCATCGGTTGCAACGATGGCGGCAGTGAAGGCAGAGGCAATGGCGTACCGCGAACTTGCAGCTTCAGAGTTTATGGCTGCACACGCTTACATTCCGTTTGCTGGTGCCGGCATCGCAGCTGGATTTATAGCCATGATGCAAGGGCTTGTTGCTTCGGTTGCCGTGACACCATTCGCCAACGGCGGTATTGTGTATGGCCCGACCTTGGCGCTGATGGGCGAGTATGCTGGAGCAAAAAGCAACCCGGAGGTGATAGCACCGCTGAACAAGTTGAAGTCGCTTATCGGCAACAACGGTGGCGGAGGTGGCGGCATCTATGAACTGAAGGTGAAAGGACGCGACCTTGTGGCAGTGCTTGCCAACGAGACGAGAATAAACAGAAAAGGAACGAACATCAAAATATAAGGAGCATGTATCTGCACGGACATTTTTACAACCAAAAGGAAGAGCGCATCGAGGTGCATATACTGACTGGTGGTGACCGTACTAAGGAAACTGTCATTGGTGAGAAGAATGGGGAACTGTCGTTTACTGATGATCCAGTGGAACTGACGAGTCAAGTGAACGATACGTTTGACCACTTGCTCTGCCAGCAGGCTACTGTACGCCTTCTGGCGCGGAACTTTGTCCCGGACTTCTTTTGTGCCTCGTGCCGTGACGCTGTGGTGAACATCTACCGTGAGGGGAAATGTCTCTTTGCCGGATTTATCGAACCGCAGAGCTATTCGCAGGGCTACAACGAGGAGTTTGACGAGATAGAGTTGAGCTGCATCGATGCGCTGACGGCATTGCAGTATGCTAAATATCGTGATGTCGGCTCGCTCGGTGTGCTGTATAATGTAGTAAAGGCGGAGGCGGAACAACGCACATTCTTGGCGATGCTGAAAGAGATATTGGGTGGTGTGACGGCTGAACTTGACATCGTGGGTGGTAATGCCATGCGCTACCTATACGATGGAAGTAAGGCTGTGGATGATTTGGCAGGTAACCGTTATGCGATATTCGGCCAGCTGACGGTGAGCGAGTTGCTTTTTCTTGGTGATGAGGAGGATGACGTATGGCAGCAGGATGAGGTGTTGGAGGAGATACTGAAGTACCTGAACCTCCACATCGTGCAGGATGGGTTCACGTTTTATCTGTTCTCCTGGGAGAGCGTGAAGGGTGACGAACGCATCTACTGGCGAGATTTGCTGACGGGCGCAAGCGTGACGACGTCCCGGCAGACAACGGACATCGTGACTGGCTTGGTGACAGACACCGATACGACGATAAGCGTAGGCGAGGTGTACAATAAAATTATGCTGACTGCTAAGGTGGAGAGTATGGAGAGTGTGATTGAGAGTCCGCTGGACAACGATCTTCTGAAAAGTCCATTCAGCAACAAGCAGAAGTATATGACGGAATACAGCAGTGATGGTGAGGGCTCGAGAGCGTTAAATGCCTTTGACGCAATGACTCACGGGCAGGAAACCTCCTATAGTGGTGGTTGCGTAACAGACTGGTATGTGCAGATGATGAACAACAGTCAGTGGCTGTTTCCAAAGAGCGGGAGCGGTAACCTGGTGGAGGAATACTGTAGTGAGGGGCGAAACCAACATGTACTGCCGAACTGGTTGGCGAAGAACCAGGGTGCTGCCATCATGGCACTTGGCAAGGTGGAGAAGAAAACGGACGGACAGGACAACTCCCCGACATCGAAAGTGGAAATGACGAACTACCTGGTGGTGAGTGTGAACGGCAACTCTGACGACAAGGAGGCAACTACCTATCCGAATGACAACTCGCTAAAGGCAGGCATACCGAGGGCCGTGTATAACGGCAGCATGACTGGTGGTGTCTTTTCGCCTACAGACGAGGGCACGACGAACTACATCGTGTTGAGCGGAAAACTGGTGCTGAACCCAGTGATGGCATTGACGGACACCTACAAAGCAATATACAACTATGACGGTGGAAAATGGGGAGGTCTATTTACTGGAATTGGTAAATGGTCAGGCGTGACGGTGCCGAGCCGAAACAATGGTGACGGGCGATACTACACGCAGCAGTGGTGGAAGGCAGCAATGCCGAATGAGACCGTGGTATGGGACATGGAAACGGCGCACGGCTTCGTTCCGTTCACAGATACCGGCCCTCAGTTGTATGAGTTCAAGTATAGTGCCATTGGAGACGGCAGCGACCATATATCAAAGGTGGGTGTATTGGCATGTATGCTGATAATAGGGGATAAGTGTGTTGTGGAAAAAGGCACAGAAGGACAGGTGACGGACTTCGAGTGGCGGAAGTACAAAACGCTGGAGGAGTGTTCCAATGAGGACGAATACTACCAGCAGTGTTTCACGATAGGTTTTGACCCGAAGATTGGTGACAAGATAGTTGGTACCAAGTTCGATTTGCAAAACAACGTGAACTATGAGCTCGGCATCGATGCGGAGGGTATAGCGATACCAATCAAAAAGGCAGATAAGGTGAGCGGTAGGGTTAAGTTTATGATCCTGGGACCGGTGAACGCATTGTGGGATGTGGTGACGAGACGGCACAAGACGTGGTTCAGACACACGAAATGGAACAGTACAACGATACCGCTGCTGGCGCATGTGAGTAGTATCATGGTGGAGCAGTTTGAAGTGAAGATATACAGCGACAACGGACTGGTGAACAACACTGGTGACAACGACCTCGTTTACATGAGCGACACAAAGGAGAGCTTTGTGAACGTGAAGGACGACATCGAAATGAAGATAAACTCAGCACTGACAGCAGCGGAATGCCAGACGTTGGACGTGACAGACAGCGTAAAGATGAGCACTCCATTGAACACGTTGACCGGAGAGGGACTGTTGGCGGTATATGACTATTCGAGGGGTGTGAGCGCTAAGCCTGAGCAGTTGTATGTGGACTACTACTACAAAGAATGGCATGCACCAAGGGTGGTTATGACGCAGAAGTTGACGGATACAGATGGTGGCATCGTGAGCCTGTTCGCTCACTATCGCCATCCCATGATGGATAAAACCTTCTTCGTGCAGGGCATCAGTCGCAATCTTGAGGAAGGATATGCAGAAATGACACTTAAGGAGATTGAGCAATGATAGACATCAAGGTAATAAAGAAACCAAAAAACGAGGGCAGTACGTCGGCACTGAGAACGAGCGGTACCGCTTACGGTGGCATGGCTGTGAAGGAGGCTGCGCATGCGGCCAAGGCAGACATCGCAGAACTGGCGAAGAATGCTACCCATGCCAAGGACAGCGACCATGCGCTGGAAGCAGACCACTCGAAAGAGGCAGACCATGCTGTGAACGCAGATGAGTCGAAACACGCACTGGAGGCAGACCACGCCAAGGAAGCTGATAATGCAGATAAGTGGGATTACCGTGAGTTTGACGACTATCTGAATCAGCCAGTGAGAAAGACTGATGGTGTGACCTTTGACTCCGTGACCTCGGACAGCATAAGGAGCGCTGGGCAGTTCGTTGACGGGATGCTTGGTGCTGGGTTCCAGTTGTGGAAAGGTGAGGATGGGCGCACCTACCTGACTGTGGACAAACTGACGGTGAGGCAGACGATGGCCGTGATGGAGCTGCTCATCGAGAAGGTGAGGAGCGTGGGTGGTCAGATATGCGTGAGTGCGGCCAACGGACGCATCAAGACCGTGGAGGAATCGGGCGAGCACTATCTTATCACCTTCGAGCAGGAGAATATGTTTGTACAGCACGACCTGGTGCGCTGCCAGACGTTCACGGGCAAGGATATGCGGAGCTACTGGGTAGAAGTGGCTGATGTTACAGAGGACGGTATCGTGGTGGCGAAGGAGGAGTTTGAGGGCGTGGAACCGAAGGAGGACGACGAGTGCGTGCTGATGGGCAACACGGCAAACACCGACCGCCAGAATATTGTGCTCATATCGGCAACCGAGGACGGACAGCCGAGAGTGGACGTGATGGATGGCGTGAGTGGCAAGACCTTTGACAACGCTTTGCGTGCAAGGCTCGGCAACCTGGACGGCATCAAGGACGACAAGTTTCCGGCAGACCGCCAGCCACGGGGCAACGGCCTGTATGCAGACAACGCCTATATGAAGGGAACCTTCGTGCTGGAGACAGGCGAGGACGTGAAGACTCGGTTTGAGATAACGGAGGGCAAAGTGCAGAGCGCGATCGACAGCGTGAGGAACGATTTCCTAAGCGAGAAGGGCTATCTGAACAATCCCACGTTCGCGAGCGGACTGGAGAAATGGAACTCGGAGAACGAAACGGTGTTCTTCCTGGTGGGCAACAAATGGGTGTGGGCCAACGGCGCAGCACTCTCGAAGAAGGGCGACGGTGCAAGTGTGGTTACGGACATGGGACGCAAGGTGGTGCGGATACGCAACAAGTATATTCGCCAGAAGCACGAGAATCTGCGCTTTGTGCCGACATTTCCGACGAACGGCGACGGGAAGAAGGAAGCCTTGCCAGTGTATCTGAGCTTTTTTTATCGCTGCGCAAAGGCCGGCACGCTGAAGATTGGTTTTGAGAATGTTGACAAGGCAGGTTTTGCGGACTTCAACAGTATGGAGGTGAGCGAGGAAATCGCAGCTACCGACGGTTATGTGCAATACACCTGCAGCGGACTGTGGAACGGCACGGGCGACTTCAAGTTGGAGTTTGACGGCGACATCTATCTGTATATGCTTGTGCTGAGCACAGATAAGATTGAGGCACTGACGTACAAATACAAAACACTGTTTGAGCAGTCGGAGCGACTGGTGAAAATATCGGCAGCTGTGTATGACAAGGATGAGCGGGCATTGGAAGAGACTGGCTTAATCGTTACCTCCAAGGTGTCGGGGCTGTATGCAATCGATGTGGACGGCAACTTGAAATCCTTTGTCGGTGCCGGTCAGGACGGTGTGAAGATAAAGGCATCAAACATACAGCTGGAGGGACTTGTAACCGCCAATAATAATTTCAAAATTCTGGAAGATGGTAGTATTGAGACAATCAAGGCTACTATCGGACAGTCATTATTGAGGGACGTAAGAATAAACGGAGCTATCCGAACCCCATTCAGAGACGGTAATTATGCACTTTCAGCAGATGGCCCGATAGTTGTTTCAACTTTCGGTCTCCAGAACAACAACAATATAATCATACCGGGAGCCGGTGGCGGGTGGTACACGGCATTTACCGTTCCTTTCTCTTCTGAATTTAACGGATTCCGCGCGATGGTCCTGAATTATCATTGGAATAACGAACGGACAACCGGACCAATTGCAGCAACGGCTCCATCCGGTTTCTATTTCTATGAAGATGGTGAGCCGTTGACAACCCTTATTGTAAACGCATACGAAGCCGTTGAAATGATAGGTGTTGGAGATGGGGAGACGTTTAAGGGGTGGCTTGTATTGAACAGACGCTTGTTCAACTACGGTGATGCCCCTGGACCTCTCAAAAGCATTGGTGAAGGTTTTGACTTGAAAGCGATGTACCTTGGAAAGGTGGAATTTACCAATGGCACTCCGACCCTTGTAAGGCAGAAGCGATGGAACAGAAATATATATGACAACGAAAATAAAAATCTATATATATCCTATCCTTCGAAAGGAGACAAGTATGTGACAGTACACTTCCCCAGCGGTACATTTTCATCTGCAGACAAGTACGAGGTGATGCTGACTGGCTTTAACGATGCAGGAGCGAATATATACGCTTGTGTGTCCGCAAAAACAGCAGACTCTTTTACCGTCTATACGGGTGATGACGAGACATTCAACGCTGGCGGTTTTACCTTTATGGTACTTGGTACATGGTTTTGGACTTAAAGAATAAAGATATGAAAAGATTGAATTTTAAGGAATTCGGCATATATACCGGAATTTGCAAGAAGAACCGGCAAATCGGTGATGCCCGTGAAAGTTTTGCCGATTTGCTGTATCTGCATGCTAATGGTATCCGTGCCCATGCCCTTGCCTTGAAGATATTTAGGAGCGAGGGACTTGTGGAATATTCGGACGAGGAAACCGCCCTGATTAGGGAAACGGCGTACAAGTATTGTCTGCCCAACTTTATAGACGGGCTTGAAGATCAGTTGAACAATAATCAAAACAACGGATGATATGACAGAAGAAGAGAAAAAGGAACTGGTGCAGGACGTGGTGAACCAGATAAAGACTGACAGCCAGAGTGTGGACGAGCTGGAAGCGGTGAGCACGCTGGACGGTGTTGTTAGCCTCCCTGCCATGAGAGGCGAGACTGTGGTGAGCGCTCCGCTGAAACTGCTGTCGAAACCTGCGGAGGATGCAGCAGCTGTCGCCAAGGCTTCTGCTGCTGTGGCTGACGCATCGGCAAAGAAAG